CCTAGTCCTTTACTCCTTCACGAACTCGCGTAGTTTATTGAGGTACCAACTAGCCTTAGCTAGGTCTTCATCAGGTTTTCCTTTATAAGTCCACCTATGTAGGTACTTCTTCACATTGCCTTCGAGGTAACCTTTGAAAGCTTCTTGACTGAGGTTGTCCTCCAGGTACTGGATACATTCGATTTCTCCTTTGTTATAGTGAGGAGGACTGTTAACGAAGTCCTCTTCTTCACTGAAAGCTTCTTCAGTCCACACTGGATCAAACTCCACAGGTTCCGCCGCTTCCAGAGATTTCACAAATGTCGTGAACTTCGACATGCTCTTCAAACTCCTCACCTAGTTTGTCTACTGCTTCTGTGTAGGGTACAGACGTCAAAGGTTGACCACCTCTAGCACCATCAGGGTAACAAGTAAACCCCCTAAGCCTGTGTGCGTACGAGGCTAGTGTGTTACAAAATGTTTCTGCTGTATCCTCGTTGTTAAGTTTACTACCCCAAGGAGGTAGATTGATCGTGGAGGATATAGACATGTCAACATAGTCTTGAACATCAGCTTGGAATTTAATTCTACGCTCAGGTTCAGAAGCTAAGTCTAAGGCTGACTCCACACTATCTGGCCTTACACCGTAGGTGTGGATCAAGTCTTGTGCTGCTGAATCAACAACGTACTGATACACCCAACGAGTGTTTCCTTTTAGGTATCGACGTTTGTAGGCTACAGCAAAGATAGGTTCAATACCAGTGCTTGTGTCGGCGAGGATACCAATGGAACCTGTAGGAGCAATAGCACGATTAGCTACAGGGCGGCTTACGTAGATGCTGTCGGCGAACTCTTTACTGACCTTGTCGGACACACCTTTGTAAACAGAAAGCCACTGGTGTAGCTCAGGTGTGACCTCGTACTTAGAGCCTCTTTTAATCAGCCACTCGTGTACACCCATAAAACCAAGACCAAGTCGTCTATTCCTGGCTCTAACTTGGTGTACTTTTTTGTAAGGTAAATCTGCCTTCAAAGTACCACATACAAGGAACTTCGTAGCCAAAGAAACTATATCCTTCAACTCCCCTATACTTTCGATGCGACCAAAGTTCAAAGAACCTAGGTTGCACACGTCACTGTCATCCTCAGACGTGACCTCAGTACAGGCATTACGTAGAGTTTCATTCTCTTTGTCGAAGAAGTTGAAAGAGAACCCAGGTTCTGCTGTACGGAGAGCTTGTTTAACATTAGACTTAAATACAGAACCTACGTCTCCTGTCTGCATGTAGTTAAGCAACCATTCAGTATCGTAGTTGACACTGATGTTGGTCATGTCCAGAGGAGCAGAGAAGTTGAAGTCATCTTGTTTGATATCCCAAATACTTTTACCTGTTTTACCTACAGGCATGTTGTGCCAGTCTTTGGCATACAAAAACTTTTGTACGTCAGGATGTTTCCAAGACAGTGAAGCGTAGATGGCAGACCTGCGGCTACCTCCTTGCATAACCCTACGACCAATCTCGTTGATCATAAGCATTTTAGGAATAGGACCTGAGGCTTGCCCACCTGTCTTTTGAATAGGAGTTCCTTCTCCTCTGTAGACACTGTAGTCTACACCAATACCACCTCCTGTCATCAAACAAGACTCAGCCTTCCAAGACAGATTAGCCCAGTCTTCCCTGGTGTCTTCTTCGGCCTTGAGTAGGTAGCAGTTGTTGAAGAACTTATTGGGACGACCTGCGTAGTACAGGTAACGACCACCAGGGATAAACTTGAGGTCAGTGATGTACTTTGCTAAGTCTGCTTTGTCTTCCTTCGACATTCTGAAGTCACATACGTCTTCGACTAAAGTCTTAGACAGTGTCTCCCAAGTTTCAGCACCTTCGTGTCTGTACTTGTGATTAAAAATGTCTTCCGCAAACTTAGAACGGAACATAGGATTTAGGTTACTCTTCCACATTGGTTTCTTCTCCTTCATCTTCATCTTCATCTTCGGGGTAGTCAGGGTCAACTAGAGTTAGAGGTTGTATTGAAACCTTAAAGTGATTAAACAGATCAAATACTGGTTCCACGCTAGAGAAAGTTATATATTCGTGTGATATAACTCCTTCTGTTTCTAACACACAGAATACACGTACATTACCTAGTCCGTCCATCTCTGGATTTGAGAGAGGCCAGTGCAATAAGACTTTCTTCATTAGGTTTTTCCTTCAACCACTCAGGGGGTATGTTTTTATCAGCATAAAGGAAGTCCCTTTTATCACACCATTGTGCATAAGTAGTTTTACTTCCTTTATACAAGGTTGCTTTAGAATTAGAAAAGACAAACCTTATATCTAAGGCAGGATGCTGTCTTCTAATCTCAATATGTTTTCTTCTGTCGTTAGGTAGGAACCTACCTTTGGTTTCTACTATGATACCATTAGGTAGTACGAAGTCCACTACATAGTGACGTTGTATTAACCAAGGTACTCTAACATCTTCGTAGGAGAAGTCGATACCTCTTTGCTTCAAAGCCTTTGCTGTAGAAGCTTCCAGCTTTGATCTGTACCTACCTTGTCTCTTTGGATACCTAGTCCGAGTAGGTTTCTGCGACATTGGGTTCGACTTCGACATGCACGAGATGTTCAACTCCTTTGGAATATACAAAGCTTCTTACCTCCGGCCAGCATTTCTTTCTGAAGTAGCAATTAGAACAGTCGATACCTAGTTTTAGGTTCTTACCTGTCTTATACTGAGGAATAGGTTCTAACCTCGGAGGTGGTTCATCTTGTGTTACCATAAGCTTTGCTTTGTGTATTTCTTCTTTCTTCGTAGAAAGATCAAACTTATGGTAGTCGTACAAAAGCTGACCAGTTACTTTGTTTACTACAAGGAAAGCTCCTCCCTCCTTATCTGTTACGAGGGGGTCATCCTTAGCTGCTGCTACGTAGGAAGACAATTGAGACAAGTAGCCAAAGGGGTCGTCTTCAGATAGTTTTTTCTCCTTAAACTTACGAAAGGAGAAAGGTGATGCAGTTTTAACATCAACTGTTACTCCGTTGATAACAGCATCCCTGTGGCCTCTGACACCTTCTAGAATGAGTTCATCTTGTTCTCCTGTCACAGAATGTCCTGCTGCTTTAGCAAGATGTAACATCAGACTCTCAAAGAAATCTCCTGCAAAAAACTTGATTAAGTCAGAGCCTTTCGGGGAGAGGGCGTTAGAAGGTTCGTTGATCCTAAGCCAAACCTTTCTCTTACAAGAAGCACCCAGACCTGACATAGATAGGTACCTACGTTCTCCTTGTTCTTTAGTGAACCTACTCAAGGTTAGGCCTTTGAGGTCTTTTGAGAATGCCTTTGACGTTGCCTTGTCCCAACCCCCTTGGCCCTTTACAACTGAGTAGATATCAGAAACCAAAGTTGAATTGGTTTTATCGGTCATAGGTCAAACTCACCTTGTTTACCGCTGTTATTCATATTGACTAATTGCGTGTGAAGACTTTGGAAATCTCTGTCATACCTATCCAACATAATCTCTGCATCTATGTCAGAGGTAAAAGGTTGGATATCAGATATGATCTCCCAAAGGTTCCAAACTTGTCTGGTTACATCATACAGTTCTTCTGGTGTCATCATTGATTTCTCTCTTGAAAAAGAAAAAGAAGAAGACCTTGCCCTACAGCATTGGTCTTCTTCTCTCCTTATCTGACTAAGCAGCCATCTCAGTGGAACTGACTAGACTTTTGATACCGATCTTACTGATGCGGATAGCCTTGTTCGGTTTGTCATTAGGGGTGTAGACAGAGTAGTGTACATCAAGAACTGATCCTTCTTTGATCGTACCATCAACACCTTCTTCGTAAGGGACCATGTGGTTCCACCACGCAGTGTCTTCTGCATTTCGTGCAGCATCCATAGTCTTCTCAACCCAAAAGACTGGAGGAGGACCCCAGTTGACAGGGTTGTGGAACTTGTAACGGTACAAACCAGTAGCTTCGTCCTTACGGAACATGACGTTGTTATTCACCATCTCAGGTACACCAGTGGTGTTTACCATGAAGTCTTTCTGATCTTCTGTCATAAGGACTTGCACAGCATACTGACCCTCAGGTTTGTGGATGTATGTGTTGTCGATGGTGCCTTCTGTAAGGTGAGTAGAGTAGGCAACCTTAACGTCCCTAATTTGGGAGTAT